AAAGGGGCGTAAGCCCCTATTGTTATTGCTATGTATCTAATACCTCAACCTAAGAAAGAAAAGAGTAAAAGAAAGAAGCCCTCATTGTACAAAAGCAAAAAATCTTGTCAAGCACTTTATTTACACAAGGGGGTAGGGTTGACACCTAAACGAAGGATGGTATAGTTCAATCCATTCACAAGACAAGGAAGCTATGCGTAGAAAGACATCCACTGATCGTAGGTACAAGAAGTCTCACTGGACTCAAAACCAGAAGCTTGAGGCTGTCAGTACGTACTTGATGTTGGGTAGTCTTACCGAAACAGCCCTTGTTACGGGTGTACCTGTTGCTACCCTTAAGATGTGGAAGCACACAGACTGGTTCAAAGAGTACGCCCTTCAGCTTCAGACTGAAGATGTTCAGCAGATGGACTCTAACCTCAAACGTATTATTGGTAAGGCTCTCAAAGCTACCGAAGATCGTATTGACCACGGTGATGCTCAGTTTGACCAGAAGACTGGTGAGATTGTTCGTGTGCCCGTTAAGGCCCACGTAGCTTTAAAGATCTCTACCGAGCTAATGACCAAGCAGCAAAAGCTTCATGAGAACCCTATCCGTGAAGAAGTGGAGAAGACCATTGATGATCGGTTGCTTAAGTTGTCTGAAGAGTTTGCTAGGTTCGCTAAAATCAAAGACAGCATCATTGATGTAGAAGTTGTTGAAGTAGGGGTTAACCCTAGTGAGTAAGCTCAATGCCGGTGTCATGGAAGGTTTTGTCAACTCCGTGTTGAGAAAGAACTTTGATAAGCCAGCTCCTACTCCCACGTTCCACAAAGAGATCTGGGAACTTGTTACTAGTAACAGCAAGCAGGTTGCTATTGCAGCTCCCCGCTACCATGCCAAGTCTACAGCCGTAACCCATGCCTATACCCTTGCCTCAGTACTATTCCGCGAAAGCAGGTACGTCCTTATTGTCTCGGATACAGTCTCGCAGGCTATACAGTTCCTTGGTGACATCAAAAAGGAATTGCTGGATAACGATGACCTACGCTCGCTATTCTCTGTCGCTTCATTCCCGAAAGACACAGAAGACGATCTCATTGTCCAAATGGAAGATGGGTACACGTTTCGTATTCAAGCTAAGGGGTCTGAACAAAAACTACGGGGATTGAAGTGGGCTAACCTCCGGCCTGACCTCATCATTGGGGATGACATGGAGAATGACGAGATTGTGATGAACAAGGATCGTCGTCTCAAGTTCAAACGTTGGTTCTATGGTGCTCTCATCCCTTGTATCTCTTCCTCTGGAAAGATCCGTATTGTCGGGACTATATTGCACCTAGACTCCTTGTTAGAGAACCTGATGCCTGAATCCCAGCTAGGTACGGCTAGGGGAAACGGCAGGCTACCCCTTGTAAGGGAAGACCTGAAAGAATACACTCTACAAAAGCTTCCTTGGCGGTCTGTTAAATATCGTGCTCACACTGACGACTTTAAGAAGTTGTTGTGGCCTGAGATGAAGAGTGCCGAAGATTTTAAGATGCTGAAAGAAGATTACGTCAAGCAAGGCTTGGCGGATGTCTACTCTCAGGAGATGTTAAACGTTCCTATTGATGTCTCGGCTACCTTCTTTAAGAAGGGGGACTTTATTCACATGAAGCCGGAAGACTACAAAAAGAACCTGAACTACTACGTCACTTGTGACTTAGCTGTGTCTACATCTTCTAGGGCTGACTATTCAGCTTTTGTGGTTGGTGGGGTAGATGAAGAGGGTAGATTGTTCTGTAAGCACGTGGTCAAAGACCGCATGGATGCTTTAGAGATTGTAGATACCATCTTTATGCTACAAAAGGTTTATAAGCCCGTACTCTTTGGATTTGAACAGGGTACTATTCAGAAGGCTATTGGCCCGTACTTGAACGAGGCAATGCTTAAGCGCAACGAGTATATCAACATAGCTTTGCTAAAACCAAGCGGAGATAAACTCACCCGTGCTAGAAGCATTCAAGCTCGTATGAGGAGTGGTGCTTGCCGATTCGACAAAGAAGCTGATTGGTATCAGGGCTTTGAGGATGAGCTTATCCGTTTTCCTAGAGATAAGCACGACGATCAGGTAGATGCTTGGGCTTACTTGGGGTTGATGCTCGATAAGATGTGGGAAGCTCCTACCGAAAAAGAAATTGAAAAAGAAGAGTACGAGGCTTATATTCGTGAAAATAATGCGGTAGACTCTGGTCGGTCCGCTGTCTGTGGGTACTAACAAATGAATCTTAAAGATAAATACGACATTAAAGATCTTGCTTACGAAGCAAACATAGCAGAATTGCTATGTGCTGAAGACTTGAACACCATTGGTCATCAAGTCGTCAAAGACTATGATGCCGACATTACTTCCCGCAGCAGCTGGGAAAAACGTACTGAGACTTCTTTGAAGCTTGCTCTTCAAGTTGCTGAGAACAAAAACTTTCCTTGGCCCAATGCCAGCAACGTTAAGTTCCCCCTTATTACTATTGCTGCACTGCAATACCATGCCCGTAGCTACCCCGTTCTTATTGACAGCGATTTGCCTGTCAAATGCCGTGTAGTTGGGGATGATAAAGATGGTTTGAAAGCTTTGCGTTCTACCCGTGTTGAACAACACATGAGCTACCAGCTTCTTGAAGAAGATGAAGATTGGGAAGCAGAGATGGACAAGGTTCTGATTACACAACCTATTATTGGTTGTGCATTCAAGAAAACTTACTACGATCCGGTTAAGAAGCACAACATCTCTGAGAACGTTCTGGCTAAAGATTTGGTTGTAAACTACTGGGCTAAAAGCCTTGAAACTGCTCCTCGTGTTACCCACGTGTTGCAAATGACCAAGAACGAGATCTATGAACGAGTAGCTCGTGGTCTGTGGTGTGACGTGTCTGACGGTCGTGCTACCCAGTATGTGTCGGCTATTCTTGGTAATGGCTTGCAACAAGCCCAAGACAAAGCTCAAGGCTTGACTCCCCCTGAAACTACTGACTCTAGTACCCCTATTGAAGTCTTGGAGCAACACTGCTTTATTGACTTTGATGACGATGGTTACGCTGAGCCTTACATTGTCTACGTCCGCAAAGACAACAAGAAAGTTGCCCGTATTGTTGCTCGGTACACTGTTAGTGACATTGAGTACAACAAAAAAGGTGACACTGTTCTTAGTATCAAAGCTGACCAGTACTTTACCAAGTATCCTTTTATTCCTTCTCCTGATGGCGGCTTCTATGACTTGGGCTTTGGTGTCCTGCTTGGCCCCCTGAATGAATCTATTAACACCATCATTAACCAATTGGTTGATGCAGGTACTATGGCTAACACGGCTGGTGGCTTCCTAAGTCGGGGCATTAAACTGCGAGGCGGGAACTACACTTTCAATCCTATGGAATGGAAGCACGTAGATACGACCGGAGATGACCTGCGTAAAGGCATTGTTCCGCTGCCAGTCCGTGAACCTTCTCAGGTGATGTTTACTTTGTTAAACCTGTTGATTAACTATGGCGAACGTATTGGTGGGTCGGTAGACATCTTGACTGGACAAAACCCCGGTCAAAATACTCCTGCTGAGACTACCCGCACTATGGCTGAACAGGGTATGAAGATCTTTAACGGTATCTTTAAACGTACTCACCGCAGTCTTAAACAAGAGTTTCGCAAGCTGTATCGTTTAAATCAAATCTTTATTGATGAAGATCTTTCTTACGTTTCTAACGCCAAGAGCAACGGTTTGATCTTGTCTGATGATTACAGAGGTCCTGTGACTGATGTGATGCCTACGGCTGATCCAAGCATCACTTCTGATGCACAACGTATGAACCAAGCTAACGCTATTGCTCAACGTGTGTCTGCTACTCCCGGTTTGTATAACCGCTATGAAGTTGAGTACAACATTCTTAAGGCTATGAAGGTCACCAACATTGACAAAGTGTTGCCTGATCCTAAAGGTCCTAACGCTGTACCTCCGCCTGTCAATCCTAAGGTTCAGATTGAACAGATGAAGCAGCAGGCTAAACAAGCTTCTGACCAATTGCAAATGAAGATGGGCTTGCTCAAGCTTATGGGTGAAGCTGAACTCAATCAAGCTAAGATCCAAAAGCTGGAAGCAGAAGCAGAAGCCATTAAAATTGGTATTGTTACCGAAGGCGAGAAAATGCGTATTCAAGAAATCAATACGCAGATTGCCCTACAACGTGAACGTCGAGAAGGCATTATTAGTTCTATCCAAACTATGAATGATGTCTACGAAAACATGATGAAGAGTAAAGAAGCTGGGGAAGAAGGTGGACAACCTGAAATGCCTCAGTTGGCAGCACCACAGATGGGGATGCCGCAGTAAGAGTTTTTTAAAGGAGAGAAGATGCAACTAGTGAGTTCTGATAGCTTTGAAGAGTGGAAACATCATCCAGTTACTAAACGTCTAATGAAGACGTTATCTGATGATCGAGAACAGATGAAAGAAGGCTTGATTAACAATGCCTTTGAAGATGAATCCGAGGTTAAAGGTCGCTGCCGAGCAATTGCTGTGCTCTTAAATCTTGAATATGAAGATCTGTTTGAAACCCCACCTAAGGAGAAAATCTATGAGTAATGAGTCTGGCATTAACCCCGCTGGCTGGCGAGTCCTCATCAAACCGCTGGAAATTAGAGAGACAACTGCTAGTGGCATTGTTGTTACTACAGGGTCAATTAGAGATCGAGAACAACTGGCTAATACCACTGGTATTGTTATTGCTATGGGCAACGACTGCTACGAAAACGAAACTACTCCTTGGTGTGCCGTAGGCGACAAGGTTATCTTTGCTAAGTATGCAGGTCTGATGTATCTCGGTAAAGATGGTCAGCAGTATCGGATTGTTAACGACAAAGACATCACTGGCACTTTGGATGCTGATGTTGATCTTGTTGATCCGTATCTGGCTAAAGGTTGATTGACTTATTTAAAACACTAGGAGTAAGATATGGAAGAAGAAAATGGTTCTGGTAGCGAAGTAAACGTCGAAGTCCAAAAAGAAGCTGAATCACAAGGTTGGGTTCCAAAAGAACGCTTCCGTGGTAATGAATCTGATTGGGTTGATGCAGACACTTTTGTGAAGCGTGGTCGTGAGATTCTCCCTATTCTGCGTAAGAATAATGAGAACCTGATTAAAGACTTGAACGCTACTAAAGAACAGTTGCGTGAGTTTCGAGAAGCGGCGGAAGAATTTAAAAAGTTCCAACGTGAGTCCTACGAACGCAAAGCCCGTGAGTACGAAACCCGTATTCAAGAGATTAAGAGTAGCCGCGCACAAGCTATTAGCGATGGCGACGGAGAGAAAGTCAATGCACTAGATGACGCTTTGGACGCAGCCAAAGACGAACTCAAAGAAGCAAAACAAGCAGCCCGTGAACAGGAGAAAGCTCCTGAACCAAAGGCTACTACTATTGAACCCGGCCTACAGGCTTGGCTCGATAAGAACACTTGGTTTGGTCAAGACAAACGAATGACCGGTATTGTTAACGGTATTGGTGAAAGCCTTCGTTTGGAGTTCCCCACACTGAAAGGTGAGGCGTTTCTAGAGAAGCTTGATGAAGTGTTAGCAGAAGAGTTTCCAAGTAAGTTTGGAAAGAAGCAAGCACCAACAAGTCGAGTGGAGTCAGGAGCTGGTCGTCAGGGACGTGGTGGCAGCAATGCCCAGTCTTATGACAACTTACCCCCTGATGCTAAAGCAGCCTGTGACAAGTTCGTAAAGCAAAAGCTTATGACTCGTGAACAGTACGTTGCCGAATTTGATTGGTCTTGATTTACTTTTAACTGAAAGGAAGCTAATATGCCACGAGCACTAAATGAGTATGAAAAACTGGCCCGGAACCTAGATAAAGCCGCAGATCGTAAAGCAGCCTTGGTTGCTCCTACTGCTGCACCGGACGGTGCTACTCGAAAACGTAGAAACATTTTTAACGGTACAGAAGCTAAGTTATCTGTCCGTACTCAGATAGAAGGCTATCACCTGCACGTCTTTACTGACGCAGGCAGTCGCATTCAAGAAGCTCTGGATGGGGGCTACGAGTTTGTGACTCCTGATGAAGTTGGCGGTGTTAGCGAAAACGTGGTTAGCCGTAATGGTGACCTCGGAGATAGAATTCGATTCCTTGTAAACCCCCGTGCCGAAGGCTCGGAGCAATACGGGTACTTGATGAAGATCCGTCAAGAGTGGTGGGATGAAGACCAAATCGAACTTCAGAGCAAGAACAATCGCATTGATACTGCTATTCGAGGTGGAAAGATTACTGGGGATAACCCAGCGTTCTATCAACCACGAGACGGTGGAATCAAAATGGAACATAAATAATTTGTTAGGAGTCCTTTATGGCAAACGTAAATCGTCCTAACGGTCTTAAACCCGTTAGCTATCTCAACGGTGCTCCGTACACGGGTCAAGCCCGTTTGTACTCTGTGCCGGTCAACAGTGCTGCACTGTACATTGGTGATCCCGTTACCTTGAGTGGTTCGGCTGATGTCAATGGTCTGTCTGGTATCGCCATTGGTGTTGCAGGTTCTGCAATCGTTGGTGTTGTGGTTGGTTTCCTTGTTTCGCCTCCCGGCGTTAGCTTGCAAGCTACCAACATTGATCTGACTGTCCGTAGTATTCAACCGAGTGCTACTACCGTTCAATATGCTTTGGTTGCAGATGATGCAAACATTGTGTTTGAAATTCAAGACGGTCAAACCACTCCCACGGCTGTTACGGACATTGGTCGCAATACCAACTTCCTGATCGCTGCTGGTGCAACAAACTACAGCGACTCCGGTACGACGACCGCTGCTACCCTTACGGATAGCACGACCGCTAACCTGAAGCTGTTGGGCTTTACTCAGCGAGTGGACAACACCCCCGGTGCTGCTTATGCAAAACTGTTGGTGCGTATTAATAATCACGTCTACAGCGCCGGTACTGGCACTGCTGGCATCTAATTAGGAGAATAGAACATGGCTGGTGTAATCACTACCTCTTCGCATCCGAAGGCTCTTTGGCCCGGTATTAAAGCTTGGTGGGGTCAAACCTACAATGAACATCCTGAAGAGTATGTGGACTTGTTTGATAAAGACACGTCTACTCAAAACTACGAAGAAGATGTTCAGCTGACTGGCTTTGGTCTTGTGCCTGTTAAGTCGCAAGGTTCTGGCGTTCAGTACGATTCTGAAGTCCAAGGTTTCACGACTCGCTATACGCACGTTGCATACGCAATGGGCTATATCGTGACAAAGGAAGAAATGGACGACAATCTGTACGAACAGATCTCCAAGAAACGTGCTGCTGCTTTGGCAATGTCTTTCCGTCAAACGAAAGAAAACGTTGCAGCTAACGTCTATAACCGTGCCTTTACTAGCACGTATACGGGTGGTGACGGTAAAGCCTTGTGCGCT